TTACTCGCCAAATGCTTGCTTGATCGTGGCGAAAATCTGATTCAGCTTTTCGGCTGCTTCGGTTGGCCCGTATATGCCGTCATCGCAATCATCGTCGAGCGTGTCGATTTCAATTGCGGCCCAGCGGACAACGGCATAAATATCCGCGATACTGCTCAGTGTGATTTCTTCGGGTTTAATCATGGCTTTGTTAGTCTAGGATTTCACGGACGCGGACAACTTCAAAAAGTTCCGGTGTTTTCTCATCGCCTTCATCGTAGTGCGTAATTCGTGACCGATCTTTGATGCATAGGGTTATCTTGAACTCCCTTGGCTCTGGTTTGATGCGGTAGCGTTCCGGCTCGTCATAAAAAGAGTGAGATTCCAAATCTTCCCATGTGTCTCTCTGTATTTTTTGTATCGTTTTCCCATCTGCCAAGGCTTGCACCAATGGTAGGAATTGCGCTGCGTTGTCTTTATTCATGGTCGTTTTGGTTGTCGTTTTCGTCGTTGTCGTTTTCGTATTCGTCGTCGATCTGATCTGGTTCGCCGTAGCATTGCGGGCAGGATGTGTGCAATCTAGGCCAGTCTCGGCTTCCGCAAATGGAGCATGGGTGGTTCATGGTGTTTAATCCCCGCGCCCTCCCGGTCAACCGACCAAGGAGAACACGGGAGGGGTGGAGAGTTACATAATCGGCAATGAATAGCCCTCTGGCAAGTTGTCGTCGCAATCATAGTCAAATCCCATTTCTTGAGCGTCTGCAATCATTCCGGCAAGCAACGAGCTAATCGAATGTGATTCAGATTTAATCAATGGGCGAACTGGCCCGATGCCCTTGCCCCCATGGTGATTCACGGTAACAGTGTCGCCCTTTCTGAAAAAGCTCACCCAGTAATCGTAGTGATTTCCGGTGTATGGCCTGTCAATCGTCATGTCATATGACGGGGTGAAAATTTCGCGCAATGATGTTTTGATGGTCTTTTTCATATTCTTGGTCGGTTGGTTTGTCTCAGTGACGAAATACAGATAAATCAGGATTCCGCATTGTGCAAACAAAAAAGCACGAAAAATGAAATTATTTTTGGGCATGAAAAAACCCCTTGTTTTTAAGGGGCTTTTTTGGAGTCAATGTTTTTTTGTGGGTTTTTTGCCCGCTGTTTATCAATCCGGCAGCATAGCAAATAGTCGCTCTGTGGCAATTTGCGTATTGTGTCGGCCCTTTGCGTTGCGAAGGTTGCGGATGGAGCTACGAAGTCGATCAAGGTCTTCCTCCGCGTTCATCCTAGCGCAATCAGCAGTCTTGAAATTTAGCTGTGCCACGTAATGTAAATCTTTCCACATTTCCCGCTCGCGTTCCAGCTTGCGGGCGAAGTCAGCCAAAACAACCATCGGCGGCGATTCGTTGTCACATTCTCGGAAATAATCCCAATCAAGCGCAAAATTATGCGCTATATCTGACTGCTCATCCGTCTCCGGTGTGTCTGATTTCGTGTTCATTTTGTTCTCAACTTGTTACAACCCGTATAATCATGAATTGACTACTTGCCTTTTCCGGCTCTTTTTTGTGGCCTTGGCAATCTTTTTTACCCACGTTTCCCGCTGCCAGTCCGGTGGCCTGCGCTCTCCACTAAGCCACGAATAAGCTGTTGTTGATTTGCAACCTAGCGCGGCCATAATCTGTCCGGCTGTAAATTGTCGGATAGCGTTGTCGAAAGCCTCGTCGGTCATGGCGGCAGTATAATCAGGTGGCGGGATTACGCAATGGGAAATTTATTTTTGCTTTTTGATAAAATAATCCTTGCGATTGTATCCGCATTGTGTAGGTTTTGGCCATGTCCAACACCGAACAACTCCCAATGACCGCCCTCGGAACCATCCCAAGCGACCGCGCAAAAACATTCTACCGCGTGGAAAGCTGGAACACTGGATCATTCATCGCTGACTTTGCCACCAAAGCAGAAGCTCAAGCCTTCGCAATCAGCGACGCTCGCACCAATGGATGCCGCTACGATCACAAAGTCTCAACATGCATCCTCAAGGGTGACTAACACGAACGGGGGTCGCGCATCCTACACGCGGAAAACACAATGGGAAAACGATACCACGGGAAAACCTGTAAATGCTTCTTCTGCCTAGCATGGGACGCAGAACAGCAAAAACCAAAAGAGAAGCAAAACTCAACAATGCCAATAATATCTGCCGCAATCGACTCCATGAATGAAAACTGCAAATATCACCCCAAAAGACGTTGCGAAAAGTGCGGGCGACTTATGCCGAGCGATACTCCTTCAAGCGTGTATTGCTGCACAATGGGATCGGGATGTGCTGATTACTCTGCCGACAGGGCGAGATGCAATGACTGGCTGTGTGACTGCAAAGAAAGCCTGATACGGTGGGTCGATGAGAAACGCCCGCATGTCACCATTTCCCGCGAAGGATGGTTTTGTATGGGATGCCTGACCGAATTTATTCAGCAAAGCGCGGACAATGAAAAGCCAACGTGGAAATGGGAAAAAGCCGATGGCGGACAAGATTACTCACAATGCGAGAAAATGGTGAAGGTCGCCAATTCTCTGCACAACAAGCAGTTATAACACTCTTGCCAAAGTAAATACTTATGCGCATTTGTCACGAATTGAGCGGTCAGCTTGTAACAAATCCCGCCAAAATATCCGCCAGCTTTTCGCATGTGGCTTTGCGGATAACTGGATCAAGCATTTTCGCACGGTCGCCCGCATGGTCGATAAATCCAAGTTCCAGCAGAAAACACGGTTGAAACGACATGACCGCCAGCGTTTTGTGTTGCGAGTCCTTTTCCAGCTTGATGCCCCTGTCTCGCGTTCCCATGGCAGCAACTACCGCATCGTTTATCCGTTTGGCGTTGGCCGCGTTCTCCGCGCCACGATAAAACGTCTCGGTGCCGTTCGCCGCACCGTTGGCAGCATTGCAATGGATGGACAGCATAACGGCTCCGTTGTATTGCCGCGCTATGCCCGCCCTGCCTCCGATTGGCGCATGGTCTTTGTTGTCAACCCTTGTCCTGACTACAGTGGCTCCCTTTGCTCTCAGGATGCCCCGTAGCTCGTTTGTCCAGTCCATTGCTATATCGGCTTCCCGAATGCCGTTGCTTACCGCGCCAGGGTCAAAATGGCCGTGCCGTCTGTTGGACATGCCATGGCCGACATCGATGATCACTGATTTGCTCATTGTTTGTTTAGTTTGTAAAATTTCTGCCCAGCGCATTTGCGGGAAGTGTAAATGCCTTCGCGCTCCATGCGTTCCAGCGAATGCCGGATGGTGCTTTTTGTGACGTTTGGTTCGTCGAGTTTGCGGCGTTCAAACATTTCTCCAAAGGTGAACTCGCCCGCCAGTTTCTTTCGTGTGTCGGTGAACACGGCGGCGGCGTATGCTTCGTCGATAGCAGACAACAATTGCGCTTGTTTTGCTTTTTTCATATTTCGGTGTGTTTCGGTTATACAATGCCCATCGGACTGATCCAGTCTTTGCCGCGCTTTACAACGTGCCAAAGGTGCCAGTCTCCTGTCTTTGGATTGTGCATGCCGTAAGCGAACGAATTACGCCAGCCCAGCTTAGCCGTGTATCCGTCAGCATAGGACAGTTTTGAGATATTCGCCAGCGTCCCGATGGTGTATGCCTTCCCGCCATCGATGTGCCGCCCTTCGTGGGAATCGGGGTGATGAACGTGAGCAAGGATACATTCGCCGTAAGAGTCGAAATGCGCCTTCGCTGGATACATGGTGGACCGATAGCCATGGAGTAGCTTGGGACCGCCTACGGGCAATTTGGCGTAATTCTGAACGCCCCACGGTGTCACCTGTATCCGCATCTTCCGAAGGTCATCTTCGGCAGTCTCGCAAAACGATTGCAGCAGGTCAGCAAGCGGCCCATTGCGTGACTCTTTAGCCGCCCGCCATATCCGGTGATCGTGATTGCCCAGCGTGAGGATTTGCGGCTTATACCATTCCAAAAACTCGATCCCGCAATTGTAATCGTAGGAGATGCCCATGGCGCGTTCTTCCGGCTCAGCATTCCGGCGTAGTGCGCTAAAGTCCCATAGGTCGCCTAGGTGGACACGGTGCTTTGGTTTCCATGTCGCCATAAATCGTTTTACGGCGGCAACGGCATCTTGGCACACTAGCTCCCCGTGTGAGCATCCGACAAAGATTGATTTTTCCCAACTCATAGTTTTTGCGGTGTTATGCTGGTTGTGATTCTTGGATTTGGCTGGCAATTAGGCGAAACACCTTAACTTGGGCAATTGTTGTGAGCGTAATAAGCTCAACTCTAATGCCATATTTTTCCAATGCTTGCCTTGCTGTTTTGTTGATCCTTGCGTCAATATCCTCTATGCCGTGTTCTCTTATGCACTTGGCTATTGCCCCCTTGCAACAATCAACTACCACGTTTGCGCCATCCTATATTTTGACGGTAAACAATTCAGCGTCAAAAACAGACCAGCGAACAACGGATTCCAACGTGAAAAGTTTTCCATCTGGCGTTTTGACCGTTTGCGCGCTCAATGTGGTTGTTGTCGTCACAACGCTTTGTGTTACAACGTAATCCACCAACGGCACAACAAAATGGAAACCGGGCGAAAGTATGCGGTTAAATTTTCCGAAGCGCAAAACAACACCGCGCTGCCAAGCGTCAACGACACAAAACGGCAGAATCGACGTTCCTATTGATTTGATTATGCCGATAATTTGCTCAAACATAAATCATTCGTTGTTGCATCTCTATGGCGTGGAACACTGATTGGCAAGAAAAAAGATGATGCCCAGACTCGCCCAGAATAGAGAACAAGCGAGAAGGCGGGAATCGTCGGGTGGCTGGTGATGGCTCACTAGCTCTTTTTGAAGGCATTTATCAGGCCAATTAATGCAAGTCCCCCTGTAAGGATCGCGCCTTGCTGGTTAGGATCTAGCTGGATGCCAAAAGCCATAGCAATGGCAATAATGCCGCGCCATGTGCTTTCTTGTTTCGCGTATTCAAGGATCGTTTTCATGGTTCTTTCTTTGGTTTGACTAGGTTGTAAAGCGACATAAGGGAAACCAGAATAAACAACGTGCCGCCGATAGCTCTTACCCATAACTCGTATTGAGTCAGGAACGTAGTTGATACCGCAAGGCAGGATGAAGTAGTTCCGATAATCCCGTTTATAATGGTGTGGCAATGGCTATTCATGGTTGTTCTGCAACTGGTAAAAGTGATCTAAAGCCCTCGTCATCTATCACGCTGACAAGTGCGAAATTGCCAGCATCCAGACGCGAGAACGGGACGGCGAACAATCCGCCAGCATGGATTTCGGACAACAAGTCAGCGCAAAGAGCCATGCGGCCATCAGTGAGCGGAACCGGAACGGCTCGGTGGCAAGGCTGGTCGGACTGAGCGGTTGCGAGGTTATCCGCCATGGCTGCGTCAAAGACAATCCACATCCCACGCAATACGCTTAGTGCGGGCAAAGGCTGGGAGAGTAGTTGTGCAAGCGTCATGGTATGGCGGCGGCGAGGTCTGTCATTAGCGTATCGACTCGCGTCCGCAAAAGCGACAAGTCAAGCGAGTCTCCAAAAGTGTAAAAAGACAATCGGGCATCCGCAAAAAGCGATGGAGTGCCTGACAGGTTTCGGGCAAATACTAGGTGCGTTTGGTTGTTTGGCGTGGCTGAAGTGCTTGTAATCGTTTCGCTTGTCGCGCCTGATCGAATCGTATAGTTGGCGGAAGCCGAACGAGATATGCCGATGAATCCAGCTGTTTCCAAGTTGCCAACAGATCCGATTGTTGAGGCGGATGAAAGTCGGCTGTAAATTTTGGAATCTCCTGCCGCTGTGAAAATCTGACTTGATCCGCTTGTATCAGCAACGGCGGAACCCATGAAAGCCTTTTGAACGTCTGCTCCAACGCTGCTTGCGTAAAACCCCATGTGCCGATTGTTTTGAGACGCAACATCGTTTGTGCGGTTGCTGTTGAGATACTTCGTCGTGCCGTTCCCAAGCAGTCCCGTTTCTCGGTTGTAATCGCCGCTGACAAAGTTGTTGTTTGTTGGCGCGGTGCCAACTAGCGGTATCAATGCGCCCGTGAGTGTTCTTGCGCCCGCCAAAATACATGCCGATTTGATTGGATGACTCGCCAACGTGGACACGCTCGCATCCGCTTTGATGCCGACGATAAACGTGTTGTATGCCAGCTTCACAGCGGTTTCTAATGCGTTGCCGTCTGCTGCTTCCACGGCGGCAATGTATGCCCTAGCGTCCGCATCAAGTTGCAGCCCGCTGGTCAACATCATGTTTCGCGCTCCAAACATAAATTATGGTGTATAGACTCCCGATACCTGGCCGCTCCATGCGGTGCCGTCTGCTTGGAACGTGACAAAGTAATAGCGGCTTGCCGTGCTGCTGAATGTCGGCGCGGTGTTGTCAGGCCATTTGACTCCCGTGAAGGTTGGAACGAAAGAGCCTGAGCCTGTGGAGACTCGGAGCACGAATGACTTGCCCGCTGTCGCTGTCGGCATTGTGACGGTGCAATTTGCCGTCATGGTCATGGTTTGAAACGTGCCGGATGTAAGGGCAATCGTTTGGCTTGATCCGCTGTTGCCGATCGCCACGACTCCCTCCGTGTAGTTGTTCACGGTGGGATTCGTCAGCGTTTTGTTGGTTAGCGTTTGTGTCGCGTCAACTCCCGCTATATCTCCCGTCCAATCGCCCAGTGTCCATGTCCTATCCGCCGTCAGTGTTGCAGCGGCTTGCAAAAATCCGCGAAACGCACCACGAAACCAGACGTATGCACCATTGACGCGAGCGACTGCGGAACGGTTGCTGCCGTCTGTGTCTAGCCCAAACTTGGAATGATAATTTCCCGCCACGCTCGCTGATTCTGAGCCTGTTCCAAAGTCCGACAAGAATCCGCCGCCAGAAAAATTCCCTGATTGGCCGTAAACGCCTGATCCGTCAGTCGAAACGCCGCTCACCGCGTTTACCGTGGTTGATGCAAAATATGATTCGCCCTCTGATCCACGCTTTACCACTGTATTCGGTGTCGCCGCACTACTTGCCCACGCCAGCAAGGTCGTTTTTATCGTGCTCCATAGCGCGTGCTTGGGAACATTACTTGCCGCGCTATCCAAGATTGCAAAACGATCATTGTCGGCAATCGTGGCTTTTGCCGTGCTGAATTTGCTGGTAAGTCCTGCCGATGTCGGAACGCGCTCATCCGTGCCTTGTGCCGCCGTTGCATACGCCGTTGCGTCACGATAAAGGTAGTTTGCATAACTCCCGCTATGCCACACACGACGAACGATTGATCCGGCGTTTGCGTATGCCGTGCCGCCTATCGTTGCCGTGCCGTTGCGGATAAGGACAGTAAATCCCTTGCCTTCAACTGGCGTTGCTGGATCGGTCACTGTCAGCGTTGCAACAGCGTGATACATGCCGTCAATCGCGGCGGTGAAATTCGCGCTTTTGACTTCGATTTCGGTTTGCAAGTCGTTGTCTGCTGCAAATGTCGCCTTGTTCGTGATCGCGGCGGTGATGGATGCTTGATCGACGGAGGCTGAACCGTCCGCTCCGGCTGGTCCACGGCCACCTAGTGCGAGATTTACAGTCGTCGAGCTAGTCCCCGTTGTGAGATTGATTTGTGTCGCCATGGTTGTATTAGATTACAGGGTCAGCAAGGACGGTCAATGATCCGGTCAAGTATGTTTTCACGACTCCATCGGCATCAGTGAATTCAAGCCCGTATAAGTATTCTCCGTCCGCAATCGCCAAGATTCTAGGCTCAATCGTCACGCTCCATGCGTTAGCTGTTGCCGTGTTTATTGTGATTTCTCCAGCAGTTGCGCTAGTGAGGGTTAATGCGGATGTTCCGGTGACGGTTTGTAGCTGGAAACGCACCGATGACAAAGCGGACGCAAAGCGCGTATCCTCGGTGTCAACCGACGATATGGCCCAAGTAAGACCATCCCACGTATCGTTTTTGAACGTGTCGGGCAGCTTTACGTTGGCGGAACTGTAAATGATCGCGGTGTCAGACATCGGTTTATGCGGTGTATCCAACGACAGTTAAAACAACGTGCGCCGGATTGGTGTTTGCAAGAATGGTAACAACATCTGGATCAAGCCCGGTGTTGCCAAAGTCGGCAAGAATGTTTGTGCCGGATGCGATTGGATCGGCGGCAATGCGCCCGCCTGAGCTAGAAACCGTCACATCGGTGCCGGATAGCACTTGCATCAAGATGCCGTTTATTTTGGTCATTGGCGTAATCGTAATGCCCTCAAAATCTTCCGTGCCGCCGCTTTCCACGGTAACGCCAGCAGTTAAAACGCCAGCGGTGGTGTTTGCCGATGTCGCTGCCGTGGTGATGCCCGTGCATGTGCCGTTATCAAGCGAGATATTGAGTGTCCCATCGTCAGCAGCGTAAAAGCTGATCCCGTTTACTGTGGCGGTAGGTTTGCGAGTCAGGGAAATTGCCGTGGTAGTTCCGCCAACCGTGAACAAGGCGGAAACAGCGGTATCAGCAGCAAGTGCCGTGCGAACTTTGCCCGCCCATGTTGCGGCTGTGTCGGTATTGGTAACGGCAACGGCAATCGTTTTGGGTGATCCCGTCATACCAGCAGCAGTTACAACAACGGATGCGTTGCCGGATGCGGTGATGGTTCCTGCTGCAGTGGCTGTCTCAACTTGTGCCACGCCCGCTGTCCACACATCAGAGCTAGCCGTGTCGTTGTCCGCCAGATCAATAATGGCCTCTCCACCTGCCGCGATGGTAAATCCAACGGAATATGCTGATTCCGCTGCGGTGTATGGGGTTTGCGTTGCGTTTTCTCCGATAGTTTGCAGCGTCCCCACGTTTACGCGAGTCGGCGTAGCTTGTGCAAAAAGCGCAAAAATTGATCGTGCGGTGTTTATGATCATCCTACCTTGGATGGTGGTGTCAAAGGCGCGAATTACGCGGCAAATCCACCGTTAATGTCTAGCCCCGTGTTTGCATCCCAAGCCGGATATCCCTCCGTTGTTTCATACGGCCACCATTCCGTTGCCACTAGCGAGAGCGACGATGAGGCGGATACCAAAAAGGAAAATTGCTCGGCTATGAGGGGAACTGTAACCGTGCTATTTGAGAGCACTATGGATAAAGAACCGGACGGGCCTTCGTTTGCGCCCCCTGTGGAGAGCGTGTAAACGTCAACCTTTGCTGCCACGGAATCCTCAGTGTATGCCGCAAAAGACATTTCAATCCACAGGTCGTTTGCTGGATCAAATGGATTGCCATTGGCGGCATTATCGACAAAAGCCACGCGCCGTCCGAACGCTATTTCTGCCCGCGCCGTCCATTCTGTTGTGCCTCCCACGTTCAAGCCATATGGGTAATAATCCGACAGCGGAACAGAAAATGATTCCGCGTAGTGCGTCAAGCCTATGGCGATACCGTGAGACAAAATGCCGCTGGGCGTTGAATGCAAAGCACTCCACATTTCCTTTGTGTTTGTCAGGTTTGCGGGTGGTGTTCCTTGATCGGCGTATGCTCGCTGGACGATAACGTCCGATGTTGTCCCGCTGTAATATGTGGCAGGTGGTGGCGTTGTGCTAAACAGCAATTCCAGCGTGGTGAATGCGTATGCGGCTGACAACGAGCCGGAAAACTTTGCGTCTTTGACTCGGTAGTATATTTCAAAAAGCTCTTGGCGCGTCACCTTCAGTGGGAATTCTGTTCCCGCCCCACACGCCACATATCCGCTTGATGGTGCTCCGCTGGTTTCTTCTCCGCGCACATAATATACCCGATTTTCCACAATGGAAACTGCCGTGGGTGATGATCCGAAGGCAACGGCAGAATCGCGCCCCCTGTTTCTAAAGTATATGCGCTCGCTCATTCTTTGCGATAGCTGGCATGGATAAAGCACGGCATTAGTATTTTTACCAATGCACCATTAAAAAAATCATACGCTATGCGTTGCGCCGTGTTTGTGTTTTGATACACCCGAACTAGCTTGTTTATGCCGCCCGTTGTGTCTACTTCCACAACTCCAATCAAAAGCCGTATATACACTTGTTCAATTGGTGAGCCAGATGTTTCAATTTCGTTTGCATCCGCAATGTCCGCGCTGTCAAGTATTTGCCAATTACTAATCACAAGGTCAGAGTCCACAGGTGCCTCCAAAAAAACATAGCTTGTTTGGTTTACTGCGTATTCCGTATCAAATCCGGCGATAGATAAGTCGATAGTCGGGCCGTTTGTCCCGTCAGTGATTGTCGAAAGGTTGGACGATACCTGATATTTTACGTTATTGCTTTCGCTGTCAGTTCGGGCGGTCAGCTTAAACGGGTGTTCATCTGTAAATTGCGGCTTTGTCGGCGCATTGTAAATCACACGCCTGTCTCTCAATCCCTTGATTGCGCTAATCACATCACGCGAGAAATCACCAAGGAATGCCGGATTAGTGCATTGCCGTGGAACCACAATCGGTGTGCTGTCGTTTCTCGCTATCATGTGTCGTAAAGGAATGCGTTATGACCGCCACGCTCGGAAAGTGTCCACTCGATGCGTGTTTGATACAATTCGCCGCGCTGGTCTTGTGTTGCGTTTGTAAGCATCCAGTCGCGGTCGCCGTTTGGCTCTGGCGGGTTGCCTCTCGGTGTTGCAATGCGGCCCAGCTTGTTTAATTGCGAAGGGGTCAAGGCGGCGTTGCCCTGCGTTGTTTCCGTCCATGTGATTGTCGGACGTAGGTAGGTGGATTCTCCCTCGGCTATTAGTGCAGCGAATTGCAAGCCGTTTTCGCTTGTTACCTGTTCGCCTGATGGTAGCTGAATACTGGTTCCGTCTCCGTTGCGAGGGTAGATGATTACCCACGCTTCATCAAATGGATCAAATATCCGCTCAACCTGCCCAGATATAAGCTTGCCCAGTGTGTTGCGCTCACCTTCTGCTAGTTCCTTAAATTTTGGATGTTCCGAAAGTGAAACCGATGTCAGAGAGCCGTTTAGATTGTATGTCGGCTGCGCGGTTTCGGCTAGCTCCTCTGACGCATACTGGTTGTTTGGCGACCCCGTAAAAGTGATGCGAACCATCACGTTCTCGCCTTCTTCGTAAACTATCGTCTTGCTTTCGACCTTGAGGAACCCCCAATAGGCTTCCACGGTAGTATCAAATGACGTAATAGACGCGCCACGATTAAAGGTGCCGGATAAATACGCGCCAAAAGCGGTTTTAGACATGGCGTAATCACGCGATGCCGTCCATCCTCCGCTTGCGTCCTGCGTAGGCGCAAACCCTGGTTGCGGGACAATACTGCTTAATGTCTCTCCAAATGTCGTGCTCATGTCTTATGGGAATGCTTTGCCGCTTGGGGCGGTGTTGTCTGCTACACGCTGCAAAATTTCGATGATGCGGAATCCGGTTGCTGGATCAACAAAGGGCGATGATTCGCCGGGTTGTGCGTATCGAAACTTGGTGCCGCGCATACCTTGTATGACCGCGTTTGGATCACCATAGCCAAATGTGTTTTGCGATGACTCTCTAATTCGTGACAAAGTGCTCTGTGTGTCTCTTGCGATTTGCTGTCTGCCGTATCCTTGCAATGTGGATATTTGCCTGTCCGTCACCTTGTCGCCTCGGAAAGTGCGATAAGCCATGCCTTGTGGCGTGTATTTTGATACCCCCTCCAAAAGCATGCCAGCCGTTTCTGTTCCGGTTGCGATCAATGCCAGTTTTAAGCCCTCCTTGATTAACTCGCCAATAGACATGCCGATTTTAAGTAGCTTTTCAGAGTCGCCGTTTACAGCGTCCGCAATGGCGTTTCCAAATGTGTTACCCACCTGCGTAAACGCTTTGTTGTATTCTGGAAGCTTGGCGGATACGGCATCAAGTCCAACCTTTAGCCCTTTGTTCATGCCCTCTCCAAAGGCTATTTGTAGCATCTCCACGGAGTCTTGTGCTTGCGCCATTTTCCCCTCCATGGTTTCAGCTCCCCGCTGGATCGCGCCAAAGAATCTTCCTCCCTCGCTGGTGGCTATTTTGAAAGCCTCCGTAACCATGCCGGATGATATGCCACCGTCCTCCATGACCTTCATTAAGTCGGCCATGGATTTGCCCGTTCTTTCCGAAATAATGGCAAGCGGGCTAAATCCGCTTTCCGCAAGCTGATTGTTTTCTTGCCCCATCAATCGGCCCTTGCTCATTACTTGGGAATATGCCAAAGCCAACCTGCCAAACTTTTCGGAGTTGCCCATCGATACGTCTCCCAGCATTTTCAGAGTCGGCATGATTTCTGATGCGGACTTGCCCACAATAAGCATCTTCTGTGCGGCTTGTGCGTAGTCGGATGTTTTGAGCGGAGATTTTTGCGCTTCTTCACGGAATTGCGAAATCAGTTCTTTCGCTATTTCGGCGTTGTCCGTGAGCGTTTCAAATGCCATTGTCAGCGACTCCATTTGTGCCGCTTTTTGGGAGGATGATTGCGAAAACTGGAGGAACGCGCTGCCAGCAGACTGAATCGCACTTGCGGCTGTGGAAGCGACAGAGGAAAGGGCTTTGAACCCAAGAACAGCCCCGCCGGAAATCATCGCCAGCTTGTTCATGTGCGACTTCATGCCGTTCATGGCACTCTCAAACTGAGATGCGTCCGCGCCGATTTTGACTTTAATATCCGCCATTGCTTATAGTGGTTTTGTCAATCCTTTGCCTAGTATGTCGCCTACCTTGTCGGCAAGCGTCCTGTTGTCGCCCGTAGCGCGTTGTAAAGTGAATTCGCACGGTATATTCCGGCGCGACAGTAAGGCATGCCTGAGAGCCGCTAGGATGTCTAGCGGCGTGTCCAAGCACCGATCCATGTCCCATCCGTATTCCGATGCCAGCAAGTCCACGATGGACGCTGCACCGCACGGCAGGTCTTGATCTACTTTCCCCCAGACTCCGTTTCTACGCTGGCAGCGTTGGCGCGGTCATTTACACGCGCAATATAGGATACCACGGAATCAAACTCCTCATCGTCCATGAGCGCGATTTGTTCCATGATTTCATCTTCGGAAACCTTAATCAGACCAGCGGAAACCAGCTTGTAACTTCCGACCAGCAACGCGATGTTTTCCAAGTCAACCTTGGCGTTTTTCGCTGCTAGTTGGATCAATGCTAGTGTTTTTTGTGACCAGTTGAGATAGCCTTGTGGCGGGGAGTCAACAAATGATTCGTCGATTTCTGTATTGTTCATATTGGTTTTTTCTTGTGGAGAAGCTTGTCCAGCGTGTCAATTCCTCGCTGGTTTACGTCTTTGCCTATTATGGCTATTTTACCTCTGTGCTCTACCCGCGCAAACGAGACATTGCCCGCGAGTTTCAGCATTTCCTCATGGCTCATCAATGCCGCCTTTGCATACGCTAAGTTGTGCTTTGGCAGTTCGCTGTAAATCTCCCGCTCGTAAAGCATCTCGTCAACCGATGCCACAGCGGGGAAGTGGAAAATGCAACACGGCCCGCTCCAACGAATACCCATCATGGGGTGTTTCATGGCCGCAATTGCTGCCGCTTTGCGCGTGTTCGTGATTCTTACAGTGTCCGATGATCCATTGAAAAACGAACAGGACTTTTCACGCTTGGCAATCAGGGAGAATTCACGCCACCATTCAAACGCTTTGACGCACACTGATACGGGGTGAATTGGATTCTTGGCTTGAAATTCAGCGTCCGAATACCAGTCGGCAATTTGCTTTGGCTTGTATCCAGCGGGATCGGGCTGGTGAAAGTGGAACGTCAATCGGTTTCCCTTGATCCCCTGCCCAGCTTGAACCGTCCAACCGTTTTGCTTTTGCAAAGGAACGTCTAGCGCGTAAATGATCGCCGCCAACTGGAGGTTGTCCACATCTTGCGACTCACCCAAAATGGGCGCAACTTTGAATCCTGGGAGTGTTCCCGTTCCTTTCATATCGTTGGTCTAGTTCTTCACCCGCTATCAGGTGATGCCGTTGTAGTTCTCAAACGTAAGCTCGATCTTTTCATAATCGGTATTTGAGAATGAACGGGAGATGGATTCCACGGTGGTAAGTGCTCCAAGGCTACCGACAAGGTGATCGGTGGGAGTGGCGGCAAGCGTGATAGCGGCGGCAATGGTTCCGGTGTATCCAGAGGTAAGCTGGTATCCGCTCATACTGCCTTCCATGCGCTCGTTGAAAAGCGTCTTGGAAACAGCATCTCCGTCAGCATCGGCAATCATCTTTTTATCGTGAACAAAGTTGTGTGTCACGCTTTCCAGAAGCATGCCCGTCTGCGCGGTCAGGCCAAAAGTGGAAACTGCGGAATCAAATTGCGTAGCCATACCCTATCCGGCGGTGTCAAATTACACGGCGGGCTATCATGTTGACCTTCATTTCCCCTTGCATAATGGAATCGTCAAAGTCAAAGGACGTTCCGGCAAAGTCATAGCGCAAACACTCAGGAACAGAAATCAGCCCTTGCGAATTGTCGGAAAGGACAAACTCCATTGCGTCCGTGATGGATTCGCATTGATCGGTTTCGCCGGAATCTCCAGCGTGTGCGCGGACCGTGATTGTCGCCACGCAGTTGAATGTATCCACATGAACGCTGTTTATCGCGTCTCCAACCTCACACGACACGGCCACAACTGGAAGCGGAAACTTCTCGTAATTGACCGCACGGACAACCGTAACGTCTAGTTCGTCGCTTCCATTGATCCAGTCGATGATCCTTTGCTCAATTTGCCGTCCTAGTGTCATTGTCTTTATCTGGTTCGTGGTGGTAGTTTGAATCTGTTATCCCATGCTTTTTCCGCTTTGATCGATGCCCGTATTGATGCTTTTTCGGCTCTGACAATTGACCGTTTGCCCTCTCTCTCGGCTTTTTTGATCGCGCCACGGATTTGCTTGGCAATGTGCTTTAATCCGTTTTTGCGTCCTTGTGCCAAAGCGTATCGAACGTCTGCATCTTTTTGTGGTCCTGTCAGATATGGGGTTTCGTTCCTCATTGTAATGTAATGCGTCCCAATACCATCAACCTCTCCCCAATTCCCCTTGGATTGTGCTCTTATCCATTTGCCGACCTTGCTTAATTTGCTGCCAAGTTTTCTCGCGCAGTCAACCCAACCAGCCTTAGCCCGCCCAGCCTTGGCTACCTGCTTGCGCTTGTATTGCTCAACTTCGCCTTGTGATAATTGGTTGACTATTTTCCCCTTTCTCATGTGTCGGATACTTACATTTCCGTTCCGCCTCATCTTGTTATGTCCATCCTCAATGGACTTAGCTCCAAACGCTTGATCTGTCCTCACCGCGTATGCAACAAAGTCTATTTCTTTACCTATGTTTTTTTCGAACTTTTTACCTACCTTGTCATGTAGTCCGTAAGGTTGCATCTTGTGCGCCAGTGCTATGGCGGACATTCCAGCCATCTCCTTAACCCCATCCGCAACACCCTTACCAAGGTGCTTTTCATAGAGCTTCAACAGCTTTTTTGTGCTGTCCACGCCCTCCAGTTTGAAATCGACCTTCATCGGCTTATGATGCGTTTACGTC